CATTATTTACTTGCCTTACAGTATTACGCAGTTTTGAACCCATACGCTGATAAGCCATATGAACTTCAGACTCGAACTGCTTAATAAAGGCAGTTGAAATAGATGTACTCATGTTGCCTCCTTTTTGTCGTTGTTGTTGTTGTTAATTAAGCAATTATCTTTTTTGACTTAACTCGGTTTTCCAGACTGGGCCGATTTCATTCAAAACAGGTTGCGTTCCTATTTTGACTACATCATGTAGTCGTTTATAGAAATACAACACTTTTACATTTTTTACAAGCACAGGTTTAGAAAAATTAAACCCTTGCCATTTTAACCATCTTATACTTACTTGATGTTCTTCTGTTATATAATTAGACAAAAATAAGTAATTTTCTTCTAGATAATGTAACCATTTCTTATTTCTTTTAAGGAAATACTTATAGTTTTTATCTAATAAGTCTGATGCTAAGAACCATATTGTGCCGATTTTATGATTGTTTCTACTAGATACAGCACCAAACATTGCTACAACTTCTTGTTTAGATTCTGTTAATATTGTGAATGAATGTATATTAGGTCGCTTATATCTAAAAGGTTGAAGTAATGCTTGTAAAGGATCAAGCCCCCATAAACCTAATTCAAATCTATCTATTGATTTAAGTCTAGGGGCTAGATCAAAACAATGTTCAGGTGTTGCTTTTTCTACTATTAACTTATCCACGATACAATCTAGCGAAAGCGTCATCTACTTTTCTCACATAAGATTCATCTCTTTCTTTAGGATCAAAGTATCTTTTATCTTTCATCATAGATCGTACATCCTCTATTGTTAGAGGTCTTTCAGGTTGCGTAAAGTTTTGTGCATTAGATATAGTTTGTTTACTACTGTTCATCATTTTTTCTAATGCTTCAATACCATCTACAGATTGACCAAGAGTTCCTGATATAGCTTCATATTGTTCAGGTGTAAAAAATGTAGATGCCCAACTGTTTACTGCATCTAATCTAGCATCAGCATTTTCTCCTAGCTTTTCTTTTTCTGCATCAATATCAACTTGATTACCTACATACATATCTACATATTTGTTTACACCATCTTCAAATACTTCTTGGTCATATGCATTTTCATAACAAAAGTTTCTCCACCAATCTGTCATAGGATTAGCATTTACTAATTCTTCTGTTACACCCTCAGGTAATTTTGGTAATTCATAACCCTCTACATTTTCAGGTCTATCAGCTATAGCTTCTTGTTGTAACTCATCTACAATCTGATCTCTTAGTTCTTCTTTTTTACCACCTACATACTTTTCAAGGTTAGTATATGATTTACCAAACTCTTCCATATTAACTTCGTTCTTTTCTGTATTCCAAAATTTTTCAGGAATATACTCAGGTCTAGGACTAGGTTCTGTAGTAGTAGCTTGTTCTGTTTCTTGTGAAACATTTTCTTGTTGTACAGGTTGTTCTTGTGTCTGTTCAACTGGTTGTGTTTGTTCTTCAGCCATTGTTATTCTCCTTTACTATGTTTTGACTTTTACCCTTATTGACTCTACGCTGTATTAACCCAACAATATATCTTTGCCCCTCTAAGTGTCTTAAAGAGTTATCAGTTATTTCAGGCCCAGCTACCGACTCAATGGTAATTGACTTTAGGTATTGGAGAACCGACATGCCAATGTCAGTGCTAAACAATGCTGTAAATGCACTATTTAGTTTTTCTTCATCATCAGAACTTCTTTTAAAGTTATCCAAACCTATAAGGGCTTTATTTTTTTGTTCTGTATTCATTCTTATTAAATCCTTACCATCTTTTTGATTACACTTCTAGGGTAAATATTTCTATCCCCAAATCCTATCTCTCCATTTTCATTTTGATAGCTACCAAAAGAATAAACATACTTAGAAGTTTTTTTAAATATATATGCTTCTGTATGTATTAATGCACAATGCATATTATTAAACTCATTGTAATCTGTAATTGTACTATCTCCAACAATATCTTCCCATACTATAAGATATTTATAATATCGTTTATCTCCTACAACTATAGGTTTATTCGGTTTCTTTGTACTCATCTATTAATATCTTTTTTAAAAACCATATAGCTTTTTTAATATCAGTAGCACCACCTTTATCTCTATGGCGAATAATATATTTAATAGATGTAGCATCTGCATATGGTAAGTTCTTTACATAATCATATGTTTGTAATTTTCTGCCACAAGTACATTCTCCCTTTTGATAATACTCAGGGTTTATTTTATCTGTCATACTATTTCTCCTATCCAGTTACCATTTTTATCTAATACCATTGGAAGTAGTCTTGGTATTCCATTTAGTATTATTCCACATCCAATAATAAATCTTGTACGAAGATTTTTTGCGTATGAAAAAGCCATAGACTTTTGATTGATAAGACAACCTACATTCATACCAAAGAATATATCATCAGGATTAGCCCAATAAGATATAACAAACTTTGTATGATAGTGTCCTTGTACTGCACTCATACCCATTGTCTGTGAAACTTTTAAAATGTCTGCCGCTCTACCATGTGTAAAGAAACATTTTTTACCATTACTTAATTTTAATGTTATGTCATCTGTCCATTTCCATTTACGAGTTCCAAGAAACTCTCCATATGGTTTTAGGAATTGTTTTGACATTCCAAACTTTAATGCTCTTCTATAAACTAAACTACTATGATTAGAATCTACTTCAGTTACTTCAGGAAATATTCCCTCTAGTTCTTTTACATATTCTCTAGCTATATCTAATTCATGTCCTGCACTTGGCAAATCAGGATTATGTTCATGCATTGATATTGCATGAAAGTCTAATAGATCGCCTATATTAATTACAGTATCAGGTTTAAATTCTTTTTTAATTGCTTTTAAAAACCTAAAAGAATCTTTGTGATGATAGGGAATATGAAGATCACTTATTACAAGTACAGAATTATGCATGACACTTTCATTACTGCTGTGGTTCTCCTTGACTTTCCCCCTGCTGTTGTGCCATCATTTCTTGAAACTGTTGTGATGCCTGTTGCATTTCTTCAGGCGATCTAATTAATTCTTCTGGCACTCCTAACTTCTTAGCTACAAACTTAGCCGCTTCATCTTGTTTAATTAAAATATTTAAAAGCTGTGGCCCAACTCTTTGTTGTACCATTCCTAAGAATCTATCTAGTGTTGCTACATCTTGTTGATGTTGTGCTTGTGCTAGTGGAGAAGAAGATTTAATTTTTATTTCTCTACCATTAACTACTGGTATTTTAATTCTACCTTGTTTCTTTAAAATATATATTACTCTTTGTAATACAGGATTAACTAATTCAGCTTGTAATCTACCAAAAGCCGCTCCTATTTGTCTTGATAGATCAGCCATTCTTTCTGCTACTTCTGTTGCAGACATAGGAGTTTTTTCATTAGCTACTCCTAACATTTCATTGTACAATGCTTTCTTAATATTAGTTCTCATATCTCTTAATACTAAATCACTAACATTAAAATTACCTGCTGGTGCTATTGGTTGTAGTCCTGATGATCCCATAGCTTTTGGAATAATAGTGCCTGGAATTAGTGATATGTTATCTACATTTATAACTCCATCATCTTCTACCTGATACATTCCTGAAATAGACATTTGTGCATTTTCTAAAATTAATTCTATAACTAAGTTAGAAGTTTTAATTGCTGGTAATGCTAATTGTAAAGGCCCTCTTCCATAAACTTCTCCTGCAACTTTAGACCATCTATAAATAATATATGGATTAGAACCTAAACCTTTAAATGTTTGTGATGCTATTTCATGTTCATACATAGATGCTATTGCACAAAATTTATATTGTTCTTCTTTTGTATTACTGTAATCTCTATAAACTATTTCTATTATTTCACATTCTTTTTCGCCCATCTTTTCCATATCCATTTTCATCTTCTCAGATAAAGTACCATTAGGATATGCTATTAATAATTCTTTCATTCTAATCATTCTTTTTCTAAAGATATGATCTACCTTGTCATCAAAACCTGAATCTAAAACTACTTGTGGTAATGGAATTGCTTTAAATTTAACTGGCTGTATTGCATCTCCCTCTTCTACTAAAAGTACACCAGTACCTACTGCACAATCTAAAAATGTTTCATGTA